AGTTTTGCAGCTAAAAGCACCACAATGTGATGAGTTAAAGCTAACATCGCCCACGAGGAGTAAGCTCCCATAGGTTGCCCTACTTCGTATTTAACACCTTCATTTTTATAGTACCAAGGATAGTCAAATAAGGTCTTCCATGCATTACCATCTAAACCAACAAGGTTTAGAATTTGTACTTGCAAATCAACCGGTAATCTATCTGTTGCGGCACTTAAGTCGAAACATGAGAACTTGTGCTCTCTATTAGGGGCTTTCATTAGTCTACTAAGAGGTGCGTCTTGGTTAAAGGTTCCATCTGTTTCCTTCGTCTCTAAAACATCAAAGATGCTTTTATGAAGCGGGAGGAGAACAAGTTGAATCCACCAATTCGCCATAGCTACAATTCGGGCTTTACCAGCCTGATCATATACGACCGAAAGACGTCCAATAGGTAGACAATCTTTAATCCCACTTTTACACATTACAATGTAAATAGGACCAACTAATAACCAAATAAGCAACAGTGAAATTGCAAATTTGAGGCCCTCTTTTTGAGTGACCAATAATTTCAAAACACAAAAAGCTTGTCGAGGGTACATTAATAGCGCTAATGCGTCTATACCTGCCCCCCAAGTCGCTTTTTTGGCAATAGGTCCCGCGGATTCAGAGATAAAGCCTTTGATTGGACCAAATTTTAACTTAAATCCTTTAACAAAATTCTTAACTAAACTAGAAAGCTGACTTTCGTCAAGAGTTCTAGAGGTTCCAGAAAACGGACTAGTGATAGTTCCGAGATCGGGTTTAACCTTAGTTGGAAAAACTCTGAAAATTGAAATAAGTGTTATGATACATCTAGTAGTAACTCTACTTTCAACCGTATCGAACGAAAGTTCTTTACGAATTGAAGGAGGAATTATAACAGGCAATCCATACTGGTTTACTCTTACACCAATGGCCTTTTGGGCCTTAGTGGTCTGAGGGTTACCTGCTAGATATAAAGTAACTAGTCTTAAGCACTCTTTCAAGTACTTAAAGGCAAAGTTAAAACCGTTCTGATTTATCAGTTCAGTTACACGCTTTATAAATAGTTTGTAATCTTGATGGAATCTTTTCTCTCTCGTTGCCCAGATGGCAAATTTAAGAATTTTAGGTAATTCTTTCAGAGTAATCCACTCTGTAAGCCTTACAAAACCCTTAAATTTCGCCTTACTAGCCGCAGTAAGAAATTTGTTATTATTAAAGATAGTAGCAAATATTATTGTGGTTAGATAACCTGGGGCTTTTATGTCTTAACTAAAACAGCGTGCTAGGCTATTTTGCGTACTACACCTGCGACAGTGAAGTCATTAAAGAGTTACCCAA